ATACGGGTAAATTAACAGGGTTCGATCCGACTAATATAAATTCACAGATGATTAAGATAGCCATGGATAATCGCAAACAAGCAGCAAGTGAATCTGTGACTAGCGCCGATTTTACTAACGGTTATTTAGACGGTCTTAAAGAGCTTAAAGATTTTGAGACAGAGTATAAAATAGTTAAAGATGAAATAACAAAATCCATGAATGATCCCGGTCATGCCAATATGACAAGCTATACTATGTCGGAAGCTAATGAATATTTCGGCAAAAAAATCGCAGAAGCTCAAAAGGTTGTTGATGGGTATAAAAATACCGCTTTTGAAGCCTTTAGTATAATGGATAATCCCGACGGCGCTGAAGAATTTCTAAAGACTATTGAAGATACTGCAAATGCTTACAACGATTTAGGGAAATCAGCGGAAGAAGCTCAGAAAGCTATGACGCCTGAAGAAGCAATATATGATGTATGGGCAGTTAATGAAGAACAAATCAAACAATTTGCTGAAGAATATGAAGAAGCATATGATTCTATTCGTGAAAGCTTAGACGGTATGTTCGGATTGTTTGAAGAAGCAAGTATGAACCTTGAAAATGCCTTATCTCCCGATACTGCAATTGAAAATATTGAAAGTCAAATAGATTATTTTAATCAATATAAGGAAGCGGTTGCCACACTTTCCGATTTAGAGCTTGATAGTAATATTATAGAGCAGTTAGACCCTGAACAAGCTGTTGCCTTTGCCCAATCGTTTAATGAAATGAATGTTGACGAGGCTAAGGGGAAGGTCAGTGAACTCAATGAATCATTTGGAGAATTAAAAAATATTAAAGATGACACTGCACAAACGATGCTTGAAGTTGACGAAGAAATTTCGCAAAGGCTTGATGCAATAAAAGAAAATATGGATAAGTCTCTTGATGAAATGGTCGAAGAGATGAAATTGGATAGTGAAGCGGCAGATGCCGCAAAGCTTACAATGGACGGATACATATCCCAACTTAAATCCAGTGGTGACACTGCCGTTCAGCAAGCCCAGAGCATTGCAAGCAGAATCACAGCTGCATTAAGCGTTGACGTTTCGACGGCAGTTTCAAATGCTGCGGCTGCTGTTCGTGGGTTTACTGCAAATGTGAATGCCTACGCTTCCGGTACGCTATCGGCAGAACCCGGTATTGCATTGGTCGGTGAAGAGGGCCCTGAGCTTGTACGGTTCAAAGGCGGAGAAACGGTATATACTGCCGATGAGACTGAACAGATCATTAGCGGTTACGCTGATAATCATTTCAGCATTCCCCCGTCTGAATCCCCTGTAAAAAAGTTTGAAAACAAAACCGAATCAGTATCCCGCCGTGAAGTTGATCTCAACATCAACGGAAAGGGTTCTATAAACGTAAAAAGCAATATGGATAAGGAACAGGTTGCGGAGATCCTTATAGAAAATTTAAAGCCTGCACTTATGAGTATTATTTCAACTGAATTATTTGAGGAGGGCGAAGACTCTTATGACTTCTAGCAAATATCAAATATGGCTTGAAGCAGGAAAAAAGAAACATCAATTGCCTGTGAATCCCGAAAGTATCAAGATTCAGAGAAACGGCAACAATCAGAGCGTAACCATTGCCGGACTTGGAGAAACTACCGTATTACAAGAACCCAAAGCCGTGACTATTACATTTTCGTCCTTTTTCCCCAAGACGTATTTCCCCGGCTGTACTGTAAAAAAACCTCTTTTACCCCATGCGTATATCAATGCAATATCCACATGGCTTAACGAAAAGACTGTTGTCCGACTGTATATAACTAAATGCGATATTGTATGGTATGCGACAATTGAAAGCTTTTCCTACTCCCAAAGCGGCGGAGACGTTGGTTCTTATGATTATACCATTTCGCTGAAATCATATAAGACGGTAAGAGTCAGACAGATAAATATTAACAAGAACAAAAAAGCGTCTGCCCCCAAAAAGACAAACGCAAGAGTAAATACCAAATCAAAGCCTAAGACTTATACCGTAAAATCAGGAGACTGTCTTTACAATATTGCCAAAAAGTATTACGGAGACGGCTCTAAGTATACTAAAATCTATGAAGCCAATAAAAAAATCATCGGCTCTAATTCTAATCTGATAAAGGCAGGTCAGGTATTAACAATACCGTAAGGAGGCAAGTTATGTCCGATATCAATTTGATTTTATACCGTGACGGCAAAACCTACGATATTTCAGAACTTGTGGAAAGTATCAAGTGGAAAGGGAGAAAGGGTTCTGCCGCACGGTCTGTAAGCATTTCGCTTTTGGACTGCAAAGGCGCACAAAGCGGAATAGATGTCACAAAATGTCATCAATTGATTTTCAGTTATAAGGGCAAGGAATTATTTAGGGGTATGATAATGTCACAGCAGCAGTCCGAAAGCTTTAAAATGCCCATTACCGCCTATGACAACGGTATTTACCTGTCAAACAATAAAGATACATTCGTGTACGAGAACAAAACCGTACACGATATTTTTATTGACGTGTGCAAGCGTTTCGGTATTAAATATTCAGACGTCGCAAAGACATCATACAAGATTCCGGAGCTTACAAAATCTAAAACAACTGCATGGGACGCTATTTTAGACGCAATTTCTCAGGATTTTAAGCTACGGGAACAAAGTATTATGTAAATTCCTCAAAGGGAGTTTTAAGCCTTATAAAACGTCGTGAAAATATACTTCAATGGGTTCTTGAAACAGGCGGAAATATTATGTCATATACATACAAAAAGAGTATTGAGGATATAAAGACACGTTTAAAAATTCTCTCTGACGAAGATAAGGTTTATGCCGTTAAGAAGAATACCGAGCTTGAAAAGAAAATCGGTATTTTTCAGGATATCGAAAAAAAGGACGATGATCTTTCGGAAGCCAAGCTTCAGGAGCATATAAAGGAAACGCTGAAAGAAATCAGTACTCCCGAAATAAGCCTGAGTGTTGAGGCTTTGGGTATACCCGATGTTATATCAGGAGTTGGAGTTTATGTAATAATTGATGAACTGGGAATCAAGCGTACTTTTTATGTTGACGAAGATTCTCACACTTTCAAAGGAGGAAGTCATACAATGAATTTAACGCTTAATTCCGTAAACGAATAGGAGGTCTGAATGGATAATCCAACGAGTATTAAAGGATTGATGCAGCAAATGCTGCCAAAGGGAAATGATATTGTAATAGGCAGGGTTATTTCTGAAAATCCTGTCAGAGTACAGGTAATAAATGATGAAAAGCTTACACCGCTCCCAATTGTCCCTCAAAGACTTTCCAATTTGCACACCGGAGAATATTTGCATTTACTGGTATTTAATAACGGCAAAAAGTATTATGCACTGGACAGGGCGGTGATGTAAATGGCGGTAGATATTGAAATTCCCATTGATACTATTGAAGAAGAAGCGGAAAAACCCACACGCACATACCGTCTTGACCTTGATTCGGGAAGAATTATCGGTACTATTGACGGAATCGAAGCAGTAAATCAGGCGATAAGAAAAGCGATAATAACGGCACGTTACAAGTGCCTTATTTATGATGACGATTACGGCGGAGAGCTGAAGGATATGGTCTATGACGAGGTATCAACTCCCGAACTTATAGAAACAGCCTTGCCCGAACTCGTCAGGGACGCTCTTTCGCAGGATACACGAATACTGGACGTTTACGATTTTGAAATAAGCTTTAAGAATGATGAAGCCTTTATTGTGTTTAAAGCCGATACCGTATTCGGTGAAACTCAGATAAGTGAGGTGATATGATGTTTGAAAGCTATACTTATGAAAAACTTCTTGAAGAGGTTTTAAATAATGCTCCCGACGATATTGACACACGTCCGGGGAGCATTTTTTATGATGCAGTTTCCGGAATCCTTATTAAAATCGCAAAATACTATACCGATCTTGAATTGATATTTTCGCTTTCACAGGTAGAAACCGCTTCGGGAGAATATCTTGATTCCAAAGCGTCTGAGTACGGAATTACACGTCATGGAGCTGAAAAGGCAAGATATACTGCCGTAATTATGGGAACTGTTACAGAAGAAAATGAACGTTTCTTTTACAATGGACTGTATTTTGTACTTAAAACCGATGAATCCGGCTGGTACTTTGAAGCCGAGGAAACAGGAACGGAATACAATAATATTTTCCCCGGAACAGCGGCGGTTCCCGTTGATACTATATCGGGACTTGAAGGAGCAGAATTCGGTACGGTAATTGAATACGGTACAACGCCGGAAGATGACGAAAGTCTGCGCCGCCGTCTGAAAGACAAAATATCCGGTTCGGGAGAAAACGGAAACAAACAGCATTACAAAATATGGTGCGAAAGTATTGACGGCGTAGGCAAGGCGAAAATCTTTCCGCTGTGGAACGGTCCTAATACTGTAAAGGCGGTTCTTATAGATTTAAACGGACTTCCGTGCGGAAAAGATATTGTAAATGAAGTACAGCAATATGTTGACCCTGACAGTCTGGGACTGGGCGAGGGCTGCGCTCCTATAGGCGCTCATTTTACAGCGGCGGCAGCTGAAAGCGAGTATATAGATATTTCCGTTACGATTGAGGTAAAGCAGGGGTTTAGCTTTGAAGCGGCAAAGGAGTCAATAAAATCGGGGATAGAGAATTATTTTAAAACTCAGGTAATGAACAGCTCTGATGCAGAGGAAATTATGATACGAATTTCTGAAATAGGCGCTGTGATTTCCGATGTTACTGAAATAGCAGATTACAGAAATCTCGTCATTAACGGTTCGGACGAAAATATTGCGGTAAACGCTGAAAGTGTGCCTATTTTGGGGGTGACTGAAATTGAAGCTGTTTGAAAGTCATTACAAAAACAACTATGAGGAGCTAATAACCTATTATCCGGTCTTTTACCGTGAAGTATATGAAATGGTTGAAATTCTCAAGGCTCAGGGCAGACTTGCCGACAATCTGCAAAATAGTATTGAACAGGTATTTTCCAATCAGTTTATAGACAGTGCAAATGAAAGCGTGATTTCTTCTTATGAAAAAATTATGGGTATTATTCCGGATTCTTTAAAACCGATTGAAGAACGCCGCCGACTTGTAAAAGCAAGACTGATCGGTTCGGGTAAAATTTCAGCTTCTGTAATTTCCGATATGATAAAGGCGTATACGGGCGGAGAAGTAAAATGCAGTCTTGAGCCGTTTGATTCGGAGGGAAACAATAAGCTGTACATAAATGCCGAAAGAGTAAACAGTCCGCAGATTTATTTGCAGGAAGTAGAAAATCTTTTGAGTGAAAAGATTCCGGCGCATATTGAATATGAGCTTTCATTCGGTATAGACGCACCGATATATTTAAGCTGTGAAGTTGAATCGTACAATACCGACTTGCCGTTATGCGGTCTTTACTCATGCGGACAAATACCATTTTCAGGAGGTGTATAAATGTTCTGGAAAGAAAATATTTTAAATATGCTGAGTTCCACGGTGCTTAATACAGTAGACAGCTGTCAGTTTCAGCTTGACGGAGATCAGTGGAAGTATGCGGAAATAACCGACACATCGGAAATTGACGGAAAATATGTTATTACAATAACAATACCCGAAGCCGCAGACGGTACAGTAACCGGAATTCAGCTTTTGGGTATGGGTTCGGTTATAGGGCAGAGAGAAGAACATATAGTAAAAAAATCCGGACAAATACTGATTATGAAATTAAAATTCCGTGTATATGAGGAGGGCGAATTATAATGGGATATATTCCGACAAAATGGAAAGACCACATTCTTTCCGACGATAAGTATTCAATCACTAAAAATAATGACGGTACATATACGATAATACCTCATGGAAGCGTTGTTCAGCAGGGAACTCCTATGTCAGCTGAAAATTTTAATCATATGGAAGAGGGCATAAAAAGTGCGTCAGAGTTATCTGACAGCGCCAAAAAACTTGAAACAGCCCGTAAGATCAATGGAGTACCGTTTGACGGAACACAGGATATAACGATAGACGTGACCGGCAAGACCCGCCGTTATGAATTGGGACCGTATGACAGCATTTCCAGATATTCTATGTTTGCCAGAACAAGCAATATCAATACGCTTGAAAACTGCGGAGCAACCTTGCTTGTGACAGACGCAGGCAATTTTGGTTCTCCCCAGACGGGCGCATGGCTGATACAATTGAGCAACCGTGAAAGCAAGCCGACTATGTTGGTTACAACGCTGCTGCCGCATAAAAGGGGTACAGTAAATTTTGGATATTATGAGGACAGTGAAAACGGTTATTTTTATTTTGGAGCATATACCGGAACATACCGTTCTGTTTTTGCAGTAACGGTTTTGAGGGGTACAAATGTAACGCTGTCAGATTTCGGCGACACTGCGGACGCTCCGAGCGGCTGGACAACGGTAACTCCGAGAATCCTACAGGACAACACCGATTTGCAAAGCTATCTTCCATTGACCGGAGGAACGCTGACCGGAGATTTAATTGTGCCGCACATAAAGCAGTCCCAATCGGGAGCACTTCTTGCCGAAAGCTCAACAGATGTACAGGTGACCGTATAAGTATAAATCCTTGTACCCGTATAAATTTGCTTTGTAAACACCGCCCCTGCCACAATAGCGGA